TCGCCGCCGACATTATCGGCGAGACCATCACTGAGTTTAATAATGCCAATGCCCGCCTGGGTGTCGGCGACAGCACGGTGGTCTTTGCTAAAACGCAAACCGATCTTCAGGCCGCCGTGAACAAGATGCGCAAGCCGATGGAGGCCAGCTACCCGCAGCGGGTCGGCAACCTGATTTCGTTTCGTGCGCTGTTCGGTACGGCCGATGCGAATTTCGCCTGGAACGAGTGGGGCGTTTTTAATGCTGCATCGGCAGGTGACATGCTCAGCCGCAAAGTTGAGGCGCTGGGCACGAAGGCGAACACGCAGTCGTGGCAGCTTGATGTCGATCTGACGGTCAACAACCCGTAAGGGGCGCGCAAATCAGAGCGCCTGTGAGGCGCTCTGAGCTGTTTGGCAGTGTATCGCTATGCGCAAGGCGGTGATCGTGCATTTGGACATGTCCATAAACGTTTAAATCGTGGAGTAAACGAGTTGCTATGAGTTGGTTAAGCGAAATTACAGCGCGTTTTAAGCGGATCGGGCTTGATGCCTCTGAATATTGGCAGCCTGACGCTGTTGATGTGCCGATGCGTGAGGCACATGGCGTGACCGTCGATACCGATGATGATCAGTGGCGACCACTGACCGGTGACAGCAAACGCGATCTCTCCCCCCTCACTCAAGATCGCATGCAAGAGGTGGCGCTCTATCTGTGGGAGCAGAACCTGCTTGCCAACTGGATGATCGAGATCACCGTTGCATACCTGCTCGCTGAAGGGGTCAGGTATGAGATTGATGATGAGGATGATCAAGACGCGCTGAATCGGTTCTGGAATGATCCGATCAATGATTTCGATGTGAAGCTGCCGAAAAAAGTACGTGAGCTGCTGCTGTTTGGTGAGCAGGCGTGGCCAACGTTTGTGAATAACGTTAACGGCCATGTACGACTCGGCTATCTCGATCCGGCGACGATCAAAGAGATCATCACCGACCCTGATAATGGCGAGCAGCCGATTGGCATCATCACCAAAAAAGACAGCAAGGGGCGTTATCAACGGTTTCGTGTAGTGATTAATGGCGGTGAAGATGTTTTTACGCAGCGCACACAGGCGATCCGCGAGCAGTTTGCTGATGGCGAATGCCTCTATTTTACGATCAACGCGCTGAGCAACGGACGGCGTGGACGATCTGCTCTGTTAGCAGGCGCCGACTGGCTGGATGCCTATGACAAGTTGTTATTCGGCGAGCTGGATCGGCAGGACTTTTTGCGCGCGTTTATCTGGGATGTTGAGTTGAAGGGGGCGACGCAACCCGAGGTCGATGAGCGTGCAAAGACGATCACGACACCGGCACCGGGATCAACGCGGGTGCATAACGAGAGTGAAACGTGGAAGGCCGAAACCCCTGACCTGAAAGCGACGGACGCCAGCGAAACCGCGCGGCTGTTTCGTAATCACATTCTCGGTGGGTTTGGGTTGCCCGAGCATTGGTACGGTGGTGGCGGTGATGTGAATCGCTCGACGGGTGAGTCAATGGGCGAGCCCACATTCAAACTGCTATCGATGCGCCAATGTGAACTCAAGGCGATTTTAAAAAGTGTTGGTGTTTATGTGCTGCGCCAGCGGCGACTGGCTACCGGTGCCGAGCCGGAGATGGATGATCCGCTCTATGATTTGGAAGTCATCTTCCCTGAGATGACATCTAAAGACACATCACGCTATGCAACATCGTTGCAGCAGGTAACGGTAGCCGTGGGCATGTTGATCAGCCAGGGGCTGGTGACAGAGGCAACGGGGCTGCGCATTGTTGATGCGATTGCCGGACGCCTGGGTGTTGAGTTTGATGTTGAGGATGAGCTGGACAAGGCACGCACAGAGATCGCTGAAAAAAAGGCACGGCAAGCGGAAGCGGATACGTTTCAGGATGTGCCTGAAGATAACGCGGTTGGAGTGGCCGCGTGATGGCCGATTTTGACCAGGCATTTGAGATCATGATGCGCAATGAAGGTGGCTATACGTTGCACCAAGTTGCGGGTGATCGTGGTGGGCAGACCTATGCGGGTATTGCGCGGCACTTCAACCCCGGTTGGCGGGGGTGGGTTTTAATCGATCAGCAGGGTGTTGATAGCCCGATGCTCTCTCAAGCGGTACGCGATTTCTACGCCGTTGAGTTTTGGCAGCGCATCAGTGGCGATCAGGTTGAGTCGCAGCCGGTGGCTAACTCGATCTTCGATTTCGCGGTAAATGCAGGCGTGAAAACCGTATCGAAGCTGGTGCAGGTTGTGGTGGGGTCAACTCCCGACGGCGTTATTGGAGCAAAGACCATCGCGCGGATTAATACCACAGACAGCGAAAAATTCATCCTGAAATTTTCACTGGCGAAAGTCGCCCGCTATGCGCAGATCTGTAATCGAGATCGATCACAGCGCAAATTTTTATTGGGATGGATGAACAGAACCATCGCGGGGCTGTCATGAATCCGCTTGATATCGGCAGCATCATCAGTGGTGTTGGCAAAATCGCAGATGATCTTTTCACGTCTGATGAAGAGCGGCTGAAGATTGCGCTGCAAGAAAAGGCCATTGAGGCCGGTCTGATCAAAGGGCAGCTTGACGTTAACGCGGCTGAAGCCAAACACAAAAGCGTGTTCGTCGCCGGTTGGCGCCCGGCCATCGGTTGGGTGGGCGCACTGGCGATGTTGTATCAGTTTGTTGTTTACCCATTGCTGACCTGGCTGTGGGCGATTGCTCAAGCCAAAGGCTATCTGCCAGCCGATCTACCTGCCCCGCCGACATTGCCCGCAGATGCATTGTGGGTGGTGATTAGCGGCATGTTGGGCGTGGCGGGCATGCGCAGCTTTGACAAGTTCAAAGGCACACAGACGGACGCGATTAAGCAGTGATCGAGCAGACCGTGATTGCCATCACCGGTGTTATCGCCATCTGGCTGACACAAGACACGCGCAGCGAGTGGCGGCGCTATGCTTGCCTGTTTGGTTTGGCCGGTCAGCCGTTTTGGATTTACAGCCTGTGGGGTACTGAGCAGTGGGGAATGTTTGTTGTCTCTGTTTTTTATACCGCCGCATGGGCCAGAGGGTTTTGGGTGCACTGGTGGCGACGTGAGTGATGAGGCACCGGATTGAGTGACCACCGACAAAGAGAAAAACCGCAAGTTTCGCAAAGCGCGCAAAGAACGGCTTAAAGCGCGCACACGCATTCAGCGCGATACCCGCACGGAAATTTTGCGATTGCTGCGCACCGCACGCGATGAGATCACTCAGACACTCGCGGGCACCCCGTCCGACTTCCAGCAGTTTCAACTTCCTCAAATTAAAAAATCCATCGAGCGCACCATGACCACCTTCGGCGACGGTGCCGGGGCGGCTATGCGCGATGGCGCCAACCAGGCATGGCAGGGCGGCATTGACCTGATCGATAAACCTATCGAAGCCGGTGGCGTTGCTATCACCGCGCTGCTGCCTGAGATCGACCCGCGTCAGCTGCAGGCGATGCGCACCTTCATGACCGACAAAATGGGCGAAATCTCAACCGAGGTGATGAACAAAATCAACTCAGAGCTGGGGTTGATCGCCATCGGTGCGCAGTCGTCTGGCGACGCGATTGGCAAGATGGCTAAACTGATGGGCAGTGGCCGCAAGCGCGCGGTAACCGTGGTGCGCACCGAGCTGGGCCGGGCGTTTTCTGTGGCCAGCCATGCACGGCAGACACAAGCCAAAGAGATTGTGCCGGGGCTCAAAAAGCAGTGGCGGCGTTCGGGCAAAATCCACTCACGCCTGCATCACGATGCTGCCGATGGGCAAGTGAAAGAGATCGAAGAGCCGTTTGTGCTCAGCTCAAAAAAAGGGCCGGTTGAGTTGATGTTCCCGCGCGACCCGGCCGCGCCGGTTGGGGAGGTGGTGAACTGCGGGTGCGAATCGTTGCCATTTATGGAGAACTGGGAAGTTAAAAACCCACAGAAGAAGCCGTTTACGGACCTGGAGTTGCAGAGCAAAACAAAGCAGGAGATCGCGACATCAGTGCCGCTTAATGCTGTGCCGAAAAAAGCTGCGCGTGTTCTGTCTAAAAAACCAACCACATATAGAGCTTCGCGCGATAAAAATGAGTTAAAGATTGTCGGGCGCAAGACTGAAAAAGCCATTGCCTTTGATGAGGATGGCACGGTGCTGTTTGAAAAGGTGGGCGGCAAGAGCAGCATTACGTTTACCCGCAAGGAGCTGCTGCCACTGCGTGGTAAAGTGGTTACGCATAACCACCCGCGCGGCACGTCATTTTCGCCGGAAGATATCAAGCTGGCAGCAGATTTTGGGTTTGCCGAGATGCGCGCCGTGGGCAGCAATTATGCGGGTGTGTCACACCGCTACTCAATGCGCCCGCCAGACAGTGGTTGGTCTGAAGATTTTTGGAAAAAGACGGTTGAGCCCGCGGTGAAGCGACACCATGCGGCAGAGACAAATCGTGCCGCCAGTGCGATTCTTGCCGGTAAAATCAAGCGGGCCGATATGGCAGACGTTGATTTTGAACATTGGCACCGAGTGTGGCGGGCGGTGGCCAGAGAGACGGGAATCAAATACAGTAGACGGGTATGGAAGACGACGAAAAAATAACCATTGATGTGGGGCATGATCAGCCTGTGGTCAGCCCTGTCTGTATGTTTTGTCAACGGCTCGGCTCAGCCAGTGCGCGCACCTGCGCGGCGTTCCCTGACGGCATCCCTGCCGTGATCTGGCGTGGGGATAACGATCACACCAAACCGTTTCCGGGCGATGATGGGTTGCGATTCAAAGCGGTTGGGTAATCACGTATTTGTCGTAAAAGCTTTTGATATTGTGGATAAACTCAGGAGCGATGTCTTTGGCTTCATAAATCATTGATTGTTGGCTGCCCGTTATCTTGATTGAAATTGCTGATGCCTGAGCAATCTTCATAAATGCGTCTGGTTCAATGAGTGCGACGCCATACTCTGATCGATCCTGATAAGCGTATCCAGCAACTGAGTTATAACGAATAACATCATCGGCTTTACCCTGCTGCCCCGAAACGTCTAATGTAATCAGCGACCCACCCTCAAATTTGAATACAAGCGATTTGATCGTGCCCAGACCGTTAACTGACCCGCTGCTTGAGTCAGTTGAGAATCTGTTTTCAATATTAAACCCTAGTAAAATAACCCCAGTATCAGAAGCTGTTTTTTTCACAAAGGGATTAACGAAAACTCCCTTATCATCAATATGCATACCACCCGCTATCGATTTTGACGAAATGCGATTGTTTGTTGATGTGTAAAACTGACTTTTGTCTTCAGAGAAGCTGTCATCAGCACGCGTTACAGTAAATTTTCCTGCCCCACAACCAGCGATGAAGGTGGCGGCGATTAAGGCAATAAAAATAGAGGTTTTCCTCATGAGGTCTCCTGACGGTAGTTAAATTGATGTATTCAGACTGAGTACATTACTCTTTAAAGTGAATCGAAACAGCGTCATTGTGCGCGTTTTTTTCTTGGTGGTTTTTCGATCAGCAAAACACCGTTACAAAAGGATAAAACTTTTGTTATCCCGATTTTTTGCCACGCTCTAATTTTCTGCATCCTTTTCTCTCCCCCTTCCTCAATCACTAATCGCTATTAATACCGCGCGCCTTGCGCGGGGTTTACGCTCACCTCCGATTTGATCGTTTCTAGCATTGATCGCAACGGAGAGTCCTCATGAGTAAAGCAGCAGACACCCCAGCCGCCGAAGATAAAACACAAGCCGAAACCCCGCCACTCACTCG